TAAGATTATCTTTTCTGCATCTTCCTGTCCTTCAAGTTCTGTTTGTACCCAAAATTCTGCAGTTGGGTTGTAGTCTAAGAATATTTCGTCTTTTGTTCGAATTGACAATTCCAAAAAACTTTCAAAACTAACTTGATTACATTCGTTTATATATAAAATATTTCTTCTACCTCCACGAAGTTTACTTGAGTCAACATCAGCACTAAAAAATTCTATAAAGCTTCCGTTTGCAAATTCGTATTTTAATAGTGACTTATTAAAGCGTTCGTCTACAAAACGGTTAGTCCACTTCATTATCTTAAGAAAGTCTCTTAAAGCACCTCTACGCAAATGTGGAATAGATTCTGCTACTACGCTAATTTCTAAATTTGATTTCTTAGCTGCACGGTCTATAAGCACACTTAAACAGCCATAAGTTTTAGAAGCACTTGTTCCACCTTGTATAATCTTAATTCGTTTTTTTAACGCTAAGATTTTATTGATCGCTGTCGTTCTCTTTAACATCCGGAAATAAAGGTTGCTCTATATTAGTTTGTTCTATCTGCTCTTTTAGTGCGTTTAGACGTTGTGTAATGCTCGGATTGTACTGACCTACCATACCGCCGGTTATTTGGTCTTCACGGATTTCTTTGCGTATGCGTGAACAGACAGTATAAAATTCTTTGTATTCTTCTTTCTTATCAAAGTAATTGCTTATAGTTAAGTCATACTTTTCCCAACAGAATATTTCAAAACCTTCCATAGTTAACGGTACTTCTAATGGTTCTCCTACCATGTCTCCACTTCTTTGGTTTAAGTGGTATTTAATTCTTGGATTCGTCTTTCTGTGAAGTTTGTAAGCTTTGAACATTTCATACATTTGTTCTGTGCTTTCTATCTTTCTTGGTCTACCTCTTTTCGCCATCTTCGTAAGTTTTATAAACTTTGTGCATGTTCGTGTTTATTTCTCTTAAACAACTTGCACAGTTTGTAGCTTGTTGTTTAGCCGTAAATACTCTATTGTATATTTCTAACATTTTACGTTGTTCGCTTGGCTTCATTACATGTCTGTCTATTGCGTACCATTCGTTTAGCCATTTATATTCGTCTTCTTGTAGGCACAAAGGTTTTTTATATCTAAACAAGTTGTTTAATTTATTCTTTCGTTCTTCACACCCACAGTCATCACCTGCTAACCATTTTACTGCAGATTTTATACCTGTAGCTTCTGTTATCTTTTCTATTGTGTCTCCTAATCCTTCAGACTTCTTTTTAGTCGTTCGTTTTTTTGTTGTTTTCTTCGCCATCTGTTTTATTTAAAATTTTTTGAAGTTCTTCTATTTGTTCAAGTGTTTCATTGTCTTCTTCTGCATTGCCGTTTATCTTGCTTTGCAGTCTGTTAATTTCTGCTTTAATATCTTTTTCTTTCATATCATTTCGTAGTCTTCGTTTATATAGTCTTCATAGTCTTCACCTACATTTATTCGTATTTCATTCTTACAATACTTTAACGTCTGAAATATACTGCTTGTGCTTATTCGTGTTTCTTCAGAAAGTTTGCGTATTGACTTACCACTTTCACGATACAGGTTAAACAACATTTGATCATACCAATGCCAAGTTTCTACTTCGCTATCTATCTTATGAATCAAAGCAGTAAAAGCTTCCGTTTCTTCTATGTAGTCGTATTCTACTCCTAAGTTATACACTTCTTCTATATTAACTTTGTTTAGCTTGTTTTGTTGTTTACGATAGTCATGCACTAAATTGTAAAGTACGCATCTTATGTAGTATTTGTTTACAGTTCCGTTTTCCTGTAGTATGCGTTCCGGTGAACAATACTTACTTATCTTAATGTACATTTCCTGTACTATGTCTTCTGCTAAGTCGTTTACTCCTAAACTCTTTACGATGCGTAAATAGTCTTCGTGATGTTCTGCAACTTTACTAAGCCATTTCATTGATTAGTATTTAAACAAATGTAGTGATTATTTTCTAATAGTGTATAGACGTAGTTTTTAACGAAACGTTGTTAAAAAAGTCTTTGTTGTGAAATATGGTCTTTGATTCGTTTTATTGAAGCTTCGTAATACTCTTTGTCAAGTTCACAAGCCGTTAAATCGTACTTCATATTGTGGCAAGCTATTGCAATACTTCCACTACCTAGGTGCGTGTCTAAAATTTTATCGTCTTCTTTTGCGTAGTTCTGCAAAAGCCACTCATATAGCTTTACAGGTTTTTGTGTGGGGTGCAGTTTACCTCCATTCCTATTATTGCATCCCATTGCTGCTCCTCTTGACAAGTCAAAACATCTTATGGTTTTATCAAAACTTGTCCAAGCTATTTCAGCATCTGACATTGTGAAATCTCGTTGTACTTTATTCCATATTAAAAAACATTGTGATGGATTCTTAATTTTATCAATAAAATAATTACCTCCCCATATTATTTGGTTTTTACTCGTTCTAAATAATTCATTAAAGTATTTTTGTGTTGGTGTTTCGTTATCCCATTCCGTTTCTTTATATTGCTTAAAACCTTGTTTTCCTTTATTAGCATTCATTGCTTTATCAATACCTATTCCATAAGGTGGGTCAACTATTGCTAAATCAAAGTAGTTATCTTCATACCTTGACATTAAAGCCATATTATCTTCGTTTGTTATTTCTATTTTGTCTGTTAATTTCATAGTATATAATTTTAAAAAAAGCACCCATTTCTGAGTGCTTAACTAATCTAAACTAACCTAATCTAAAAAGGTAAATCGCTACTTGGTAAGTCTTGTGGCATATTTTGTTTTGGTGCTTCTGCTTCTGCTTGGTAAGGTTCTGAAAACTTTAAGCTAAAATACTTCTTGCCGTTCTGTGATTCGTTTAACCAAACTGCTACGTCTTTAGCTTTGCCGTCTATCATTGCTTTGCCTTTGTAGTCCGGATGTTGTTCCGTCTTTTTGTAGTCGTTCTTAAAAATTGCACCTGTGTTGTCTTTCTGTTCCATGTTACTTTATTGTTTTACTTAAAATGTATGCGCTTAACGTCTTTCGTGTGCGCCTTGCTTTTTCTTCTAAAAGCTTCTTTTCTTCGTCTGTTACTCTTAATGTAATGACTTTACTCTTTCGTGTTTTCATCTTCTTTATGATCGTTTAGTTCTTTAGTAATTAAGTCAACGCCTTTTATAAAATCTATCTTTCTGCTTTTGATAAGCATAACAGTTTCTTCTATTGCTGCTTTGTCTCCTATAACGTATCCAAGCTTTAATAAAAGTTGTTTAGCTTGTTGTTCGCTTTTTTGTAGTTCTCTATAGTAATTGAATATTTGATTGTCCATATCTTAGCTTATTAGTGTTGCGTAATACTTTCTGCATTCTTCTATTCTGTCGTATATGTCTTTTATTACTTGTTCGTCACGTTCTATAACAAAAGTTTTTATTCGTTTTTCTGCAGGTATGTTGTCGAAGTTGTGTTGTGCTTCAACGTGTTCACGAAGTTCATCACTTTCATCTATTAAGTGTTCTTTCCAATGCGCACGTCTTACTTCGTCTTCTACCATAAGTTCAGGTGTGTTTACTAAGCAATAACATAAGAAGCTTTTACGCTTACCTGTTAAAGCCATATATCCTTGCAGTTGATAGAAGTATTCTTTGTTAGGTATTTCTTCTGCAAAGAACGGAAACGTTGTAGCATCCCAAGAAGATTTAACGTCTAAGATTATGTCCGTGTTTACATCCGGTGTACCTGTCAAGTAATCGTTTTCAAAGTGTTCTTCATTCTTGATCATAAAACCTAAGTCTAAAACGTTTTCACAAAGCTTTATTGCATCGTCTTCTACTTGGTTGCCTTTGTCTGTGTACCTACTGTTAAACTCTTTACGCTTACCGTACATTTCTTCTATTGCAAGTTCTTGTAAATATGTCTTACAGGTCTTGCTTAGTGTTTCTGTTTTACTTCTACTGTTAGTCATTATCTTACCAATAGAAGAACATCTAATCTTTAGCATAATTCAAGTGCTTTAGATTGTGCGTTAGTTAGTGCAAACTTGTCTGTAAGTTTGTCTTTCGTAATCTTGCCTTCTTGTACTGCTTTTAACGCATCTTTAAAACGTTCTTTAGATAGCTTGTCTTTCTTAACTACAGGTACTTGCTCACCTGCTGCATCCGTGTCTTTGTCAGTTACTAAGCCAAGTGCAGAAGATAGTGCGTAACGTCTGAAGTAGGTTACACCACTACCGAAGCTTTGGTAGTCGTTCATACCTTTTAGTGTTGCTTGTGGAATAAGTGTGTTTGATTCTAACGTTTCACCGCTTTCAACGTGAAAGATAATAGTGTTTAAGTAGTTATCTTCTTCGTGTGTGTTAATTAGTTGCGTGAATCCTAGACCGTGTTTTTCTAATAACGGATTAATCTTGTCAAAGATTGTAGGCAAGTCTGCATACGAATAGCCGTAACCTTTTGTGCCTTTAAAAATTGGCTTTACTTCCTGTTGAAATGCAGCAAGTGCTTTAAATAAATGTTTCATAATGTAAATTAATTAAGTGTTTGTGTATACAAATATAGTGTTTTTATTTCATATCTTTTACTTTTTGTTTATACAATTCTATAATGTCTTTTAATTCTTCTCTTGTGTACTTGCGTGTCTTGTGTGCTTCTTCGTGTAGTTTAAACAGTTCTTCGCCTCCTATTCGTTTTTCTATACCTACTTGATAGTTAAGTAAGTTTCCGTGTTTATGTTGGTTACAGGCAACACATTGTCCGTGTACGTTCCTTTCATCAAATGTTACTGCTTTGTGTGTACCACTACTAAAATAGTGTCCGGCATCAAACTTACCTGTAAGCAAACTGTCACAACTTATGCAGTTCTTGTTCTGATCACGTTTGCGAATAAACGAATTAAAATAACGTTGTGCTTTTTTAGTCAAGCTTTGCACCGTTTCAAGTTCTTCTTTTAGTTTCTTCTTTTCTTTTTTCCAATTCTTGACCTTTGCAGTTTCTACCCATACCTTAACGCACTCAGACTTGAAGCAGTAT